AAGCCTATCCCCAGAGACCCGAACAAGTTCAACTTCAACCTGCACTTCGATGTCAGGGAGTTGGACAACGAGTTTGTGGAGAAGAAACTTCAAGCCATCTCCCAGTTTGTCCTGCCTGAAGACACCTTGGGAATTGTAGACAGAACCAAGCTTATCAGGAAGAAACTGCAAGTCATTGACCCATCACTGGCAGAGGAACTGGTGGTTGAGAATGCAGAGGCTTCCCAGAAGATGTTCGATGAAGTCAACTCACAGATAGCCTACATGGCCCTTGGCAACCAGCCCAAATACGTCGAGAATGACCCAAGTGCAGGAATTAAAATGCAATTCCTTCAACAGATTGTCGGGAATAATCCTAAATACCAGGCACAACTTGAGCAGGATGAACAATTCCAACAACTCCTACAAGGATACGCCCAAAACCTCAACATGAGTGTCATGCAGCAACAGAACAAACAAGTTGGAAGACTAGGAGTGAACCCAAATGCATAACGGATACCCAGAATGGCTCATGCAGGCCTGCCAAGTGGCAGATGAACATCCTCTGAGGAAAGCAATATATTGGACCCTGCACCAGGCTGCACAATCAGACCTGGCCGGGGTAACCAATCCAGAGTGCAATGATGCACAAAGACACTACATGGCAGGCAGATTGTCAGCCATTCAGGACATGCACGAAGAATGGAACACCATCTTCACTGAAGCGCACAACCCCTCCAAGGAGTAGTAACTAACGTAAAAGGCACAACACCAATGCGTTTTGCTTAAATGTTAGGCTTACCTAACTTTTTTCGTTGACTCTAAGAGCAGTATTAGCGATGATGCAGAAATAGGCCTCTGGAGTGCCTTTCAAAACCTCCTGGTGAAAACGGTAACTTGCGACCGCAACAGCATGGATAGTCCTAACGAAACGACCACCGATAACCAGCCGGTGGAGGCAGACAATAGTGTTGGTGGAATGGATGCAATACGGAACGCCATCAAGGCAAGCCTGGAACCGAAAGAAAAGGAACCAGCCCAACCTGACGAAGCACCGGAAGCAACCGAACAAGATATTCCGACCCCTGAACCGCCAGAGGCAGAAACGCAGCAGGCCGACGACGAGATTCAGGATGACTCCGGAGACGACATCGGTTATCGAAAGCGAATCGATAAGCTGACTTGGCAGAAGAAAGAACTCCAAGAAGAGCTGGAAGAAACCAGACGGAAGCTATACGAGCAGCAGCAATCGGCACCGAAGACAACTCCAGAAACACCAAACGGAATCAGTGACCTCGTTAACCAGGCAGACACTTACGAGCGTCTGGAACAGTTGGAAGAGGAAGCTAGGCAGGCTGAACGATGGGCCAAGCGTAGTTTGGCGCGATACAGGAGAGACCCTGACTCGGTTGAACAAGAAATCGAGAACAAGATTGGGAGCATCCCTGACGATGTTGAGGAGTGGCTGGAAGACCTTAGTTTGAACGCAGAGTTCAGCAGGGAATCAGACATACCGAAACGCAGAAAAGCCATCGAACAGCAGAAGCAGTCATTTGAATTTGCAGCCACCAAATATCCGTGGTTGAAAGACCCTCAGAACCCGGCACGGGCGTGGGTGGAACAGGTGAAAGAGGCGAACCCAGGCATAAAGAACTTGCCAGATGTGGACCTCTATTTAGCACGAGCCTTGGTTGGTTTCTACATTGAACAGGAACAACAGGCTAAACCCAAAACAGTCAAAACACCTGACCCAACCTCCCAGCCGCGAAAACCGGCTGCATCAGCCGTGACGGTTTCTGAGAGTCTTAAAAAGGTTCAGGAGGCTAAGTCTAGCGCAATGAAGACCGGCTCGATAGACGGATTGAAAAGCTGGATTAAGGCTGCGGCAAACGCAAGATAGAACACATAACTGAAAGGACAATCCCATGGCAGGATTATTTGAGATAAACCAGGTAGCAAAACGCGAAGATTTGCTTGACCTACTCACTCGCGTCGATGAAAAGGCAACACCTTTTATGTCGATGGTCAAAAAGGGGTCCACACCCCGGAACACTACACTTGAATGGCCCGTAGACACCTACGCTGACCCAGCTTTGGGCGGGGTAGTAGACGGCACTGATGTCTCCACTTATGAGAATCATGCCGCAGACCGTGCCCTGCTCACATCTTATCTGCAAACATTCCGCAGAACCGCCAAAGTCTCCAGACTTGCCCAAGCGGTGTCGGACGTGGCCGGTGTGACAGATGAAATTGCCGAAGCGATTTCAAAGAAAGGCGTTGAGCTGCTGAGAGATATGGAAAGTTCATGCCTGTCTGACCAAGAACACCAGGCTGACACTGGAAGTGTTCCTTACCTACTCCGAGGACTCGGTGTTTGGTTGCGAGACACTACCAACCTGACTGCTGTTGGTGCCGGTTCTGTTGCTGGACAGTCAGTGTTCCAAGTCCCTGCTGCATATCGTGCAACTGTGGAAGGAACTGCAACTGCTTCCCTTACTGAAACAACCATCCAGACCTTGCTCCAGACACTCTGGACAAACACTGGTATGCGAGGTGACTACAAGCTGTTTGCTGACGCCACGCTTCGTCGTCGGTTCACGGACTTCACCCGAACGATTGCCACCGCTGGATATTCCAGCCGCGACTTCAACTTCGACGGTGCGTCCAAGAAAGTCACAAACACCACCACCATCTTTGAAGGTGACTTTGGTGTGATTGAAATCATTGCCGACAACTTCATTGGGTTTTCTGCTGATGGCAGTTCCCAGGAAGCTGGCCGTGGTTACTTGCTGGATATGGACAAAATCCATCTCCGCATGCACAAGCAGCCAACGGTTGAGCGATTTGAAGACCAAGGCGGTGGTGAGCGATTCATGATTGAGAGCCGCGCTGCCCTGTGTGTCTTAAACCCGCTCGGAATGGCCCAGTTCTCACCCGCATTGACCTAATCGAAAGGAATACTGAATTATGGAAATCAATAAACTTCCAATTGAAGCAGCAGCCATTCTGGGGTCAACCCATGAGGTGGTCATTGACTACACCGACCTGAGCGACACAGCCGGTACAAGCAAGACACTAACTGTCACCATCCCTGCTGGAAGCTGGGTGCGTGGTGGAGCGCATGTCTTGGAGACCGACTTCACAGACGGTGCGGCAACCATGTCCAGCCTGGTCTACACTGTAGGAGACGGTGATGATGCTGACCTCTACATGACCTCTACCGAGGTGGAGGTCACTGGCACCGAGATTGACTACAAAGCACCCACAGCAGGGGCTGGAGCAGTCACCAGGGAAGTTGGAAAGGTCTATGCCAGTGCTGACACATTGGACATTGCCTTTACGGCTTCTGGGGCCAACCTGTCCACACTGATTGGCGGCAAGCTTCGATACTACTTTGCCATGGTCGATTTGGACGACCTGAAGAAAGGCTAAAACACTCTATGGGGTAACGCCCATGGTCACGTAACACACACCCTCAGCAGTGGCAGGTCAGCAATGGCCTGCCACTAGCCAGGGTGGAGTGAACAAAAACCAAAACAACTATGAGCTACGAGGACGAGTTACGCGAACATTTGGCAAGGAAGCACGCTTCTAGCCATGACCGCCGCCATGCTGAGGCACTGGCAGCACAAAAAGAGATTGCAAGACACAACCAGAACTCCAGGTCCATTGAAGGATTAGGACGTGCGGTTATGGAAGTGGATAGTCGGGTCTACAATGAATGGACTCGCAAGGAAGGTAAGGACATCTGGAAGGACAAATCCTTCCGTGAATACATTGCCCGGGATAACCCAGAATTGAAGGTTAATTCAAAAGGGACCGGCAAGGTGCAGGTAGGATATGGCTCTTGACCCACTAAATTACGGACAAACGCTACAGAACGTCACCAACCTGGCGGGTATTGATTACAACACCCTGTCAACCATTGAGTGGCGTTTGTTCCGTGATTTAATGTCTCGCCGCATCAAGTATGCTTGGCAGGCTGCTAAATGGCCTGAGACGTGCGTGACAGAGCAGAGAACGGTCACCCAGTCAGGTGGGGATGAAGGCAACTACATTGCCCTCAATCAAGCCGGTGAGACGGAGATAAGTGAAGTCTTTGCTGTTTGGAACAAATCACCGAAGAGCAATCAAGACAATGTGGACCTGACTTGGTTCCTGTCGGAAAACGGAATCCAGATTGCCGAAGCCAATACTACAGCCTACGTCTGGTATCGCAAAGTGAACCCAACACTGTTTGGGGAGGCTTACAGCCAGAACAACACCTATTCAGCAGGGCAGCAGGTTTATGACACCACTGTCACCAACTTCTACACGGCGACCGACACAATCCCAAGCGGGTCAGATAACAGTCCAGCGACAGCCCCGGTAAACTGGGCACTGGTCTCAATCCCTGTCATTTTTCAGGATTACCTTATCCGTGGCACCTATGCTGACTATTTAAGGCACAACGGAGAGCTGGACAGGGCTAGGGTGGCCGAAGCGGATGCCAGGGATGTCCTAGACCACGAACTTTTGAAGCTGCACACGCAGCAAGGCCAAACAACACAAATCGATGTCGCCTCGTATTAGGTGACCAACACTATAAAGCAATGGCAGGTTCATCTTTAATGACTGGCAAGGATGCCAGCGGAAACTATCGCACCGCCCGTGTAGGTTCAGACGGCGGTCTGGGCAGTGCGACAGGAACATATCAATCCGGAGCAGGAACTGTTTCAGGTGGGACGTATTCTTGGGTGTATGCCCATGTGGACACAACCTTGTCCAGCGTCACTTCTGCTGACATTTCAGGCTCCCTAACCAACGTGACTATCAAAGGTGGCTCATGGTGGAGATGTGGCAATGCCACGTCTGTGGCAGTGTCATCCGGAGAAGTCACGGTATACGACGCATGATAGTAGGATTCGGAACAGCGGTAACATCCATCTCCATTCTCACCAGTGCTGCTGGTGTGGGTGTAGCGGATGCTGAAGGAGAATTCCTGGTGACTGACACCGGGGCTTTCTTCGATACTGACACTGACCAATTCCTGCTGACAAACGTCGAAATACAAACCATCCAGACCGGAACGTCTCTCAATTTCCTCACGGACACCGGAGACACACTTATAGACTATATTGTTGACGGAGAAACAACCTCCGCACCTGACCCCGAATAAAACATCATGGCAACGACCCGAATAAAAGACATAAGCAAGACTACGACCGACCTAGCATCGGATACATACGGAGTCTTTGATGGAGCGACGAATGGCACCCAGAAGATGGCCCGCAACGACATGT